TCAAAAAAAAAAATAAAAGGATTTGTTTATTATATGACAGATTACACTCACATGTTAAGTGTTTATAACGAGGAAACTAAAGCAGTCCTCAATAAAATACGTGAAGAATTGAACGAGGATAGTATATTTAAAAAGTTGGAAGAGGAATATAATGTATATGATCTTCTTACTTTTAATGAATTTAATATTCAAGAAAGATTACAACGTCTATCGTTCCACATGAAAGACTTTCGCCTCAAATTTTTGCAAGAACAGTCCAAGTTATCTACCGTCGAAGACCGTTTGGCACAGATGATCGGTGATAAATATATATCATTGAAAGACGGTGCGGTCACTTTAACAAAAACTGAAATAGAACGATATTATTTACCTAAAGATCCTGATCTGATAAAATTAAAAGGTTTGGTCAGAAAGCAGGAAATGAGGGTTAAATATTTCGAGACTATTTGGCAAGCAATGGATAAATTACAATGGAATATGAAATTATTCTGTGAGAACGGTAAAGGCGGTTATTGATTAGTGGTTAATTTAGAATTACATGATCCTCTTCATATCAGAATCGATACAGAAAATTGGACATATCTCACCGAAGTAAAAGAATATTTCCGTCATTACGTTGTTACAATATAAGTGCGGAAGCTGGGATGGTAAAGTTGGTCTTATGGACTCCGTGAAGAGGACTATACCTTATGGTCTACTATTAGAGTTAATTAAGTATCATAAGAAAGAATGGTCAGAATTACCTTATACACTTTCATCCGAAGTAAAGTCTTTATTTGTCGGAATCAAACCCGAATATCACAAAAACTTAAAATTTCAACCATATAACTATCAAGATGATTGTATCTCTGCGTGTCTTAAGACAGGTAAAGGCATCATCAGGTCTGCAACGGCCAGTGGTAAAAGTTTAATGATATCATATGTTGTTAAAGCACTACAAGAAAAGAATTTAACAAAAAACGGTATAATTATTGTGCCTTCTGTTGGTCTGGTCACTCAGTTCTATGGTGATATGAAAGAATATGGAGTGGATATGTCTACTGTTGGGCGTGTTGGTGATAAGTGGAAGGAATGGAACAACCCTTTAATTATCAGTACTTGGCAGTCACTAAACAATGTAAAACACTATATGGAACATATGGATATGGTTATTGTGGATGAGTGTGTTGATGGCGATACTCTCATAAAAACCGACAATGGCTATAAAAAGATAAAAGATTTGGTTATAGGGGACATCGTTATTTCGTATAACACCGAAACTAATGAATATGAACAAGATATAATTGAAGATGTATACGAAAACATGACTATATCATCTAACGAGAGAATGTATGAGTTAGAATTTGATGGTGGTGAAATATTAAGAGTTACAGGTAATCATAAAATACTTACCGATAAAGGTTATATCAGGGCAGATGAGTTAACTTGTGAACATGATGTTATAGGGTTTGAATAAAAAAATATAAATACCTATAAGTTCACATCACAAGAGGGTATGTATTATGAGAAACAACGAAATATCAAGACATAACAACCATAGAAACAAACTAAACGATGTATTAGAAAAAAATAATCAATTACTCAGAGTAAAGAACTACAGCCCAACGAAATCTGTATTGTCTAATGGTCTTGTTATTGAAAGAAGAAACGATGTAATTACTCTTAACAGAAGAATATTAAAATCGCCATATGTAACCATGTTTGATTTATTATATAACATAGACTCTAATATAAGGGAAAAATATTATAGACAAATGAAGCATGATATTGCAAAAAAGGGCGGTCTTGGTTGTCAGGACAAACATGGTGATAAGATACGTAACAACTTAAACACTGGTAACCCTTGGAATAAAGACATACAAACAGGATTATCTCCTTGGAATAAAGGACTAACAAAAGAAGATGATGACCGTTTGTTAAAACTTTCTTGTGATAGGATGGGTGAAGGCAACCCTTCATTTGGTGTTATACCTACAAAAGAGCAAAGATATAAACAATCTGTTTCTGTTAAAAAGTTGATTATGAATGGAGATTTTACACCAAATATTCATAATTCACATACACATTGGCAAGTATATTATAACAATAAAAAATATAGATCGTCATGGGAAGCATTCTTTCACCACTTCAATCAAGATTATGAATACGAAACCTTGAGAATACCGTATAATATTGAAGGCAAAGATAAGATATATATCGTGGATTTTGTTAATCATAACACAAAACACATTGTAGAACTAAAACCAATGTGTAGAGTTAATGGGAAGGTAGAACGTACCAAAGAAGAGTGTTTGTCTGAATGGTGTTATCTTAACGGATACACTTATGACATTTTAACAGAAGAATATATAACAGATAACATTCATCGTCTCGCTGATGGTGTGTTTGATGAAGAAACCACAAGGAAATTAAATGCGACTCGTAAAAAGAACTGAAATTGAAAAACCTGATAAGGTATACAATCTCCATGTAAAAAATAATAACAATTATATCGCCAATGATATAGTTGTATCCAATTGTCATGGCTGCAAAGCAATCGTATTAAATGAATTGTTACAAATGTGTCCTAATGCAAGATGGAGATTTGGTTTTACTGGTACAATGCCCTCTCAACAGTTGGATTGTCTACAAGTTCAATCCTATCTCGGTCCGGTATTACGTGAATATGGTGCCTCAAGATTAGCCAAGATGGGTTACGTTGCAGAAGCATTCATTAAAATGGTTCATATTGAATATAAAGTACCACCGAGAAGTAGTCATACAGGAAAAAAGGATATATGCTCTGATAATTCACATCGCCAAGGTCTAGCTAATTATAACGAAATAAAGGATATATGTTTTAATAATTCATATCGTCAGGGTCTAATCAAGGACATCATTAAGAATTCGGACGGTAATGTGTTGATTCTTGTAGGTAAGGTGTCGGATGAGGGTGAAACATTAAAGACGGTTTTAGAGGAAGATGAGACCCTTAAAGATCATGAAATAAAGTTCTTAAGTGGTAAAGATTCTGCTACAAAAAGAGAAAGATGGCGTAAATGTATGGATGATCAGGGTGAAAAGGTGATTAAACTTTTTTTCGGTGAAACTGAGATACAAATTAGTCCTGATGAAAATATTCCTCTCACGGATGGCAGTTTCAAGAAAGCATCAGAAATCACCATTGATGATGATATTGCTGACGATTGGATTACAAGTAATATTAGTAAAGATTGATTACGAATATAAGGTGTGACACATAATAAATGATGACACAAAAACAGACAAAAGAAAAACTAGACAAACATTACACAAATGTTGATGTTTCGAAGAAATTGGTGAGCCTTATAAATCAGGATGATTATGACCACATAATAGAACCCTCTGCTGGTGATGGTTCTATATGTAATTTTATAGATGCATCAAAGCTAATTGCCTTAGATATCGCACCCGAAAATGATGATGTTATAAAAAAAATGGACTTCTTTGATTTTGATATGCGCCCCAAAGATGGTCAGAAAATTCTAACCATCGGCAATCCGCCATTTGGATTCAGAGCGCAATTGGCTATCGAATTCTTTAATCATGCAGCAAAGTATAGTGATACTATAGCATTTATACTACCAAGATCGTTTAAAAAAGCATATATAATTAACCAGCTTGACACAAGATTTCACTTGGATCAGCAATTGAATGTTGATATTGGATCATTTGTATCAGGTACAAACGCTAGATGTTGTATTCAGGTCTGGAAAAAAGATTTTTTTCCTAGAAAGAAAATAATATTACCAAAACATTCATCTGATTTCCAAGTCATACCACAGGGGAATAAATTTGATATAAACAACACTAACTATGCTATTCGTAGAACAGGATACAGCAATCGTGTAGGTGAGTTAATTGAATCTAGCTATGCAACCCCAATAACACAATTTATATTCTTAAAAGTTGACAGTGATATTATTGTTTCAAAGTTAAAAAAACTAAATCATTTATTGTATAAATATTCGTATGATACAACTGCAATAAGCCCCACGTTTACAATAGGGGAATTTATACAATTATACGAGGATAATAAAGATAACTTATGAAATTCGAACAATATTTACTTGAGGGTGGGAAGTCTGGTGCCGAACGGTACAATACCGAATTAGCATGTCTTCTAGCATATACTACAAAGACTCAGAATTTAAAAGGATTTGATCCTACCAGTCTTGAGTTTGACCCTAGTTTATGGTGGGATTCCAATAAATTGGAAAATCCTGATCACGTTTATTCAGAAATACTTAAATTTCTTCCTATAAACTATAACGCTAACGTATTCAATACATATTATGAAATATCAAAGTCCAGAAAAAAATTAGTCACAGGTAAAGTCGGATCAATACCAAAATTATTTTGGGTGGGCGGTACAAATGCCAAGGGTGATGATAGTAATCCAGCTGACGTTGAATTTGTTGGTTCTTCTGCGTTCGGCATTTCGATTAAAGGGAAGCAAGGTATCACATTATCTAATTTGTCACCCTCACATCTTGGTATAGAAAACCCCAAAGGAGTTGATAGTATAAAATTTTATTGTGATAAAGTTAGTACGGGATTATATGATAAATGGAAGACTGTGGTTATGAAGTCAACTCTAGCAAAAGCCAAGAGTATGAAGGGAGAAATTTATGTTCCCGATAAAAGGTCACCACACTATAATATCAGATATAATACGGATAATTCATATACTGTTGTTGCTAAAAACAAAAGTAAAGATTACACAGAAAGTGGATTGCTAGCCGAAGTTGGGCATAATATTGAATTACATTCTGTGTTTGGGGCACATTTAACAGCAAATACCCAAGAATTCAGCACATTATCAAAGCAGGTATTTGAAGCGGCTGCTAATGGTGTTTTGCCTCTAATATCTAATGCATTAACAAACACACATGTTATAGAAAAATTGCTAAACTTTTCCGTTAAACCATATTTTTATCAGTCACAGAAGAGTCTATATTATGTTCCTTCAAGATCAGAACTGACAAACAACCCCTTAGAAATTAAAGATATTTCATATAATATTACTGATAAAAAAGCTACTGGTTTTGTATTGAAAGTGAAGATCGGAAGAAAAGGATCTAAGGAAACCTCAACTATGGATTTGTGGTTGAGATACGCAAATAGAGTATTTGGTGCAAATGCCACGGTTCGTTTACAAGAACTAAAAAGTCCACAAAATATAGCTTGGGAAAAGCTAGCATAACAGGAGATACGTGACGCATGAAACCAACAGAAGTAAAGGAGGATTTCGTGGCAAAGAAAATAGTTCTTATCGCCACTTACGGGATTTTCCAGCAGGGAATAAACATTAAATCACTGAGACACTTAATACTTGCATCACCATTTAAAAGTAAGATAAGAATCTTACAGAGTATAGGACGAACCTTGAGACTTCATGCAGATAAAGATAATGGTGCAATTGTTTGGGATATTTGCGATACAGAGAAGAATCTAACCAAAAACTCAGAGACTAGACTCAAATATTACAACATTGAAGGTTTTGATGTGACAGAATACAATATCATAGAAGGTCAGAGGTATAAAGAAACCCTGTTCGATTGATAACAGGGTTTTATTTTATTAAACGGAAAGCTTGTTTTCCACCATCTTTGGTTAATTTAAATTCCATGCCCAAAGTATCAGCAATATCCACTAAAATTAGAGTAAAATCTTCATTTTTTTGGTATGTTACAATAGTTTCAGCCTCAGAATTGGTCACAATCGCCTGAACACCTAAACTCTTAATACTTATCTTTGTGTTCTTGCCTTTTATGATAGCTTGTGCTAATAATTTCCTGTCATTCGCATCAGCAACCACCTCATTAACCATCTCTTCGGGTTCCCCTAAGTAATTGTTAATTTTCTCCATTATGTCTAAATCGCCAATATGTTTCATAGGCACTTCTCTCCAATGATCATTTGTTTCGGGTTTTTCATTCTTAATTTCACTTTCAGTTCCACCCTTAGATAATTCTATTTTTGAAGGATCATCATCACTGATCTTTGCTGTTTGATTAGTACCGCTATCATCTTGATCCCCTGAACGCTTATCCCATTTATCAGTCTGCATCTTAAGTTTCTCTTTTTGGGCATGTTTAAACAACCTTTTCCCTAATAATTCTCTTAAACCTAAGAGTGTCGTTGAATACCCTTTTATTGATCCCATACCAGATGAATTTTCAAATTCATCATAATTCCACCCTTGACCTAGATCCTCGGCTGGTACATACTTTATGGTTTTACCTGTTAATCGATTATTTACAACAACAGGCACCATTTTATCACCAAACACAGTCGTACCAGTAGGAAGATCATCATCACCTGTAATACCAGATCCATCACCGGGATTAGTATATCCACCGGAAGATAGAGTTGTCGCCTCATTTAATTTATCGTAGAACTTTTTCATCACGTAAACCACGCTTTTGTTCTATTTTGAATAAACTTCATATCATATTCTTCCATATCCGTAAGGTATTTTCCACCCATCTCTTTTAAAGTATTTATAATTTCTTGCCCATGTGGGTTTTTCACTGGTCCCCCAAAAAATGGAAGTGTTTTTGAGTATAGATTTTGTACCACTTCATCAGTTAATTGTCCAGTATTATTGTCAACCTCTAAGAACCATTGAAAACGAGTCATATAGAATGATTTCATCTTCTGAATTTTTTCGTAAGTTTCTTTTAACCAAGGGATATCAACATGTCTACCGCCATGGGCTTCGCGCTCCTGTGCCCTCTTAACTGCTTCGTCAAGGTCAGTATTGACCCATATCATACCAGTATCGTATCCCATCCCTGACAAAAGACCTTCTCTTGTCATGAGATTGTTTCTATTACCAGAAGTTCCGTCAATCCAAAGAGGTAACATAGAATTTAAATATAACAATAATTGATTATTATTAAGAAGTTTTATCTTCTCACTAAAACCATTCCACCCCCCGAAGAATTCTGTGAATTTATCGGTATTTACGACTCTGGGTTCATACCCACCTGACAATTTTTTTCTTACAAACGACTTTCCTGATCCCGGCGAACCTGCCATGAATATGGCCTTGAAAATACCCTTATCGTTAATGCTTTCGGTTATATACTGCTCAAGCCTCATTAATTTCATATCTCCACTATTCTTAAATGTTCGCCTTCTATAACAACTTCTCGTTGATATGGATCATTTACTCCACTCGGTTTCTTGTGTCTCGGAAAGAACGTAAGTAATATCAAATCCTTAACATCATCTATCTTTGCTATAAAAGCTTGTCCTAATGTTTTAGACCAAAAAACAATTTTTTCCCCTATCTTTACGGATTTACTTTCAATCTTCTTAATAGCATTTTTGAACATTGTCAACATTTGAAAGTCCGTAATATCACTACGTTGTTTGATGCGTTGCTTACCATGCTCGGTATTAACTACCTTATGACCTTTCCATGAAAAAACGATACGTTTATTTAAGTCAAAATCACCATCACCTTCGTTTATGTATCGTTCAAATCTCATTATTCTTCATAACCCAGCTTTATAGCTAAAAGACCTTGTTTTGATTTGGGAACTTTTAACTGTTTGATAGCAAGCTGTTTTGCTCCATATAAATCTGTTGCTTGATCTTTGGTAATTTCAATGCGCTTACCACCATACATAGCAACCCATCCAGCAAAATCTCCTTTTGCCATCTCATCCAGTTTATCATTAATTCGATCTAATATGTTATTCATCACCATCTCCATCGCTTTTCTTTGTTGATATCTGCTGTATAGAAATTATATTTTCTACCATTAAGAGCATCTTCTAGTTCATGTCGAGTCGCACCGGCAAAACTAGCAACTCTGACAAGAAACCCCATTTCATCTTTGTCTTTTGATTTTTCCAATCTACTCACTCAAAGCTTCTACTCTGGACATCGGAGTTTTATTCCCCGAATAAATATTAGCATCTATTATATATCTTTCAACTAATAAATCAATGTCTATCATTATTTATCTCCTTGGTTTGTTTGTCATAACACTCCAATGACCCCAACAAACTTTTATTATAGGATTTCATTTTTTCTACATTTCCTACAAGAATATTTATATTAAAAGCACTTCCTATATGACTAGAATTATCAAGCTTTGTATATTCTGGTACTTTTGGTATAGGACATTTATTATATACGTAAATATATGATATTTTTGTAACAATTTCAGGTTCAGGTTTGGAAAACCAACCACATCCATTAATCCCCAAAAATAATGTTAATACGATGAACAGCTTCGGAACTTTTAACATCATTGACCACCTTACCCTGAGAGGGGACAACAGGGGTTTCGTCTTCATTAGTGAAACAGATTTTGTTATCATATAAATTTTGCCAATAAGCAACTTCATCGTAACATTTGGTTATCTGTTCTCTTAGAGCATCATTACTTGCAACCCAAGCATCAGACTGACCATTACAAACGTTGATAGCTTCTTGTAGTGTAGATTTACTGGTTTTACAAGTAGAATAATTTAATTCTATTTTTGCGATTTTAGTGCCCAATTCCGCAATTTTAACATCCTGTCTAGCGTTATTAATGTATAATGTTCCGCATAACAAAAGCAACACAATTATGGCGACCACTGTTGGTCTTTTAATTATAGTCAGTATTGTTGTCCACATATTAACTCCTTAGATTCTTGGAGATCTATCATTATAAGGATCACTATAATTTTTTGCATCTGGTCCCGCAGAAAGATCTGACCTATTAAACCATGATGCTTTTTTCATGAGATTATAGGTAGCTGTAATGTAAAGCATTTGTAAATGTGATGCTTGAATATCACCCGTTCCTGCTATCCAGATCCAAATTGCTATACCAAACACGATCCAGAACGAGATTCTACCTAAAGATGCTCGTTTATATTCACCTTTATCATTTCTCTCGGATAGTAAAGGAATGAAGAACTCCCATATTTTTTTAATGACACTCATAGTAACCTCCATTAAGCATATATATATTTATATAAAAAAGGAGTACTAACCTTTAAGTTAATACTCCAATTACATCGGAGGATTTTTATATTCTTGAGTCTTATCTATGAAATCATCTACAACAACTTAAAATAATCAAATTTATCATCAAATTCGTAATCTTCGTCCTCATCCTCGTCTTCTTCAAATTCTTCTTCAAAGTCTACCGAAGACCAGCCATCCTCTTGATCCAAAAAGCCTTTATCCGAATTCTCTTTTACTTTTTTACGAATAATTTTAAGTTCATTGACAGCTGATCCATCTCTAATCATCTCATCAACATCTTCTTCTTCATAATAGAAAAGAAGTTCATCACGAATATCTAGTTTGGTCATTTTTTCGGGATATTCATATTCAAGTTCTTCAAGATCAAGAAAATCATTGTTTTCGGTATCATAACCAGTGAAATTATTCAAAAAGCTTCGACCTATAATACCTCTACAGCTACTAATTGAAGAATGAGAAATTATTTTCTCTGAAAGTTCGGACTCAAATTCACTTTCATCAAAAAGTTGGGGGTATTTTACTGAAAACTCAATGTTTTCGGCAAGAATGTAAGAATTACAAAGAGTTTTAACCCTGACTTGCGCTTTGATTTCACGACCTGCAGCAGTAGAGACCACAATTGATACGTCATGATTTTGGTTGATATAAGCATCATCTGTCCCTGAGAAGAATGCTCCCATGGTATTATGACTATGGATAACACCAATTATAACTTTATTATCAGCCAAGGATTCCCAATTATATTCAACGTTATAAACGCTAGTGCCGGTAACCTTTTGAGAATCAGGAATAACCAAGTCAGTAACAGATACTTTATGATTATCGTGGTCAACAGATCCAACCAAGTACGCCAACCATTCCAAATTAGGATAAACTTTCTTTAATTTTTCAATTTTTTTATGTGCAAGAAGGTGAAATTCGATGTGATACTTAGACACATTTATATGACCGCAAGTTTTGATGATCTTAATACCCGAATCCCAACAATTGAATTTAGATTCTTTTACGTTAAATGCCCCGCCCTTATCATGGAGTTTGATCAGATCATCAAAGTCTTTATCTGAAATAAGTTCAAGTGCTTTATTTTCTTTAATACCAAACATATAAAATCCCTTCTTATGCTTTTTTAGTTTTTTTTTTAATTTTCTTTTCTTCCCCATAATACCTCACAATTTATTATCGATATATTTCTGATAAATCGCAACCCATTTCGCCATTGTGATATTTGAGGATTTTGGCCACACCCAGATACGCAACGATGATAGCTGGTGGTGCCCAACTCGGGGTTATACGATACCCATCTTGGGTTTCTCCTGAATCCCATGTTGCGACTCGATCATTGATCGACATCCTGGTCCCGTCATACCCCACTTTAAGATACCGTGCTTCATTTTCTTGAGCCATACGTTGGTTTTCTAACTGACTTTTATGATTATCAGTACAGTCAACAATCCAGTCAACACCTTTAGGATAGGTATGATCTTTCAGTGGAAACGGAAACGATTTGACCATACAGTTCGGACGAAGAGATTTTACCACCTGCTTGACCACATCAGCTTTATTTTTCCCAATAACATCAACTGTTACATCAAGACGGTTAAGGTTTGATTCTTCGATGGTATCAGGATCAAAAACATAAATTGTTTCGACACCTGACATTGCAAGACCTTTAGCGACATGAAAACCGATACCGCCAGCCCCGATTACACAAACTTTAATTTTGTTATTAATACCATCAATCAAATCCTGCCGATCATAAAAACTCATAATAAATTCCTTTCTTTTATGCCCAAAGATAATGCTAAACTACCACACAAATTTTTATATGTCAATCACTTTTTGACCATCCATCGGAGAGGTTCTGAAATTAAAAGAGGGTCTTTTCAAACCCTCTTTTTTTTGAAATTATGTTGACCAGACTTGACCTACCGAACCGCGAGTTCCTTGATCACCCCTGTCAGTGTTACGATCAATACCAGCCCTATCATCGGATTGTGAAGTCACATATTCAACGTTAACAGCTGCTTCACCCCTAAGAACGTGTTGTGACAAAGTATTCAGTCGGGGAAGACCATCCGGGTTACGATTACCCGGAGACTGAGTATTAACGTTTTCCAGAACCCCCATAGCATGGCGGGCAATAGATAGAATATCTTTAGGTTCAGACCAATTTGACGGGATTTTCCATTGACCCCAACAATCCGAACTATTACCCATTGAATGATAATGTTTAAATTTGGAAAGACCGATTGTTTTACAAACCGTTACAGAACGAACTTTATCTTTAACAGTAACAATTACCAGTGTTACCGGAGAAACGAGACGTTTTGCATATTTCGGATCAATCGGCTCACCATCAACAAATTTTGGCCAATAAACACCTTGATATAACCAAGTTAAAACATCATTTTCTCTGTAACTTGGGTGACCCTTGACCACGGACAGTCCGGCTTTTGCTTGTTCATACGTGATATCCGGCATCAAGTTTGCACTAGACAAGCGTACTTGAAGATTTCGCTCTTTTTCCTCAAAATCAATACGATTCTGTTCAACCATATAAGACATTTCAGAGATCTTTTTATTAACAACATTTTTTATGGCTTGAAGTTTTTCAGTAAGTTTTGCTGAATATTCAGCCCTAATTTCATCTTCCGGGAGAGAAGTTTCTTCGGTGAATTCTAATTTAACAAGTCTACCACCGATACGAACGGTCATACCCTCGGATTTAATATTATCAATATTGATATCATCCAATACTGAATCTATGTCACTTTTAATCGATTCAGCGATATTCACATCCCACACTGCCATTTTAATTCCTTTCTGTAAATCAAACCGATATGAACATCTTATATTTAATGATTGGGATTGTCAACAGTAAAGTTTAAAATTATAAAGAAGAGTTGGGTCTTGATTGACCCAACTCGATTAAATGGTTATACTCGGTTAAGCACCAGCCACTTCATAAGGGCGAATTTCCAGAGACATGCTGGGGTTAAGGGATTCTGGTGCATCTGCAGGATCAATTTCAGAACCGTTCAGAATAACCCGGAACTTGCCAAGACCTGCGTTACGTGCAGCGTTAACAACAGTATCGCGAAAAGAAGAACCGGCTTCGATAGTGTTGGTGGAACCATTAATGGTAAGAGTAGTACTTTCAGTCATATTAAATCTCCTTTCAAGAGAAGTGTGAATTTCCTCACCATGAGGATAAAAATTATTGTTTCGCTTAAGACAGGAACATATTATCAACTCGTCCTCGGTATGTCAACACTTTTTTCACATTCCACGTTTATGGTAAGTTGATTTATTGCTAGACTCTGTTGTCCATTTTTGTTCGGTATCATCAACCGTCCAAACGTTTTCTTTTTTCGATGCATTCCATAAGCCATGACCCAACGGATTCGTTAACGGAAGACCACACGATTTACGAAGGTATTCCCATCCTTCTGTGACCGATTTTTTGTAATAATCATCAAATTCAACTATATCCAATGGGATTTCGGTTGGAATATTTATATTAAAATATTTTTCGAGTTTCTTGATGTTTGTTACAAAATTTACATGATATGCGTAGTAACGATCAATATCACCCTTGGTTGGAATCACACTGTGATCTTCTTTTGAAATCAATTCAATTTCAGCTTTAAGGGCATCTTGAAATTCTTTCTCTTGTTTACTTTGTAGATCAAGATTTGAATCCTGAATTTTTTTGACACCAAAAATGATTTCACTTTCCTCTTTATGGAGCCAATTATCAATCCTTTCATGTACCCATTTGAATATGTTCATACTTTTCCTTTCAATCTCGATATCAATCTTCTGATTTCTGTAAAAGATAGTAATTTTCTCTGCCATCGTTTCTTTCAAATGATACCATACCAGATTCTTGTGAATCCATCCATACAAATTTTACCTTAAAATTCGTAAAATTATCATCAATAACCTGCAAAAGAGCATTAAAATTCTTATAATCCAAACAAATATCACAATTAGAAACATTAATGGTTGCAAGTTCAAAACTAATCCCATTCATAAATCTGTTAGATCTGTCAGTTGTTTCAATTATAAACTTATTATCACAAACTGTAAAGTAGACAACTTCAAATTTACCAGCAATTTTACGAATTTTATCAAAATTACTTTTGAGTTCATTGGTCAATTCTAATTCATAGAATGGCTGAATGTTTGGAGTATTTCCGGTGAACGTTGTAACAGTGCTTGGCATACAAAAAAACAGGTCTGTTTTATGTCTACCAGCTTTTAGTACAATCCCTGCAGTATTAACACTTAGATCAACAACATCATTATCAATCAGGTTCAAGTATGGTTTAACATTTACATTTGGCTCATCAAAATATAAATCCACTTCATCTGGCAATTCCGTAACTACATCATTAGGAAGATCCAATGAAATAACAACAGAGTTCCCCTGACTTCTCATTTTTGATATCACTCTATCTCTTTGAATGTTCAAGTGAACAGAGGGAATCACATAGTTCAATGTCGCTTTTTTGATCAATTCTTGTAAATTATTTACATTAATATTCATATATATATCCCTTTATTTTTAATCGCACTCAATCCAAACTTTATTCTCCTTAAAATTTTCAAGAAGTTTCAGATGTAAGTGGTATTTTTCTTGTCGTAAAACTGTTGTTTTGAAATGAGACAAGAACCATATTGCCAACAGTATATTAATAATACTTAACCCTATGGGATTGAACATAAAACATGCTACATTAAGACCAAATGCACACGCCAAAAAAGCACTCATAAACTCTTCTAAATACAAAACTTTCTTAAGCTTACTCGATGTTCGATTAATCTTCGACATAAGTTCTTCTTCTGATACATCAACCCCTTGACTCATAACAACATCACTCTTTTTTTCTGACATAGTTCTACCCTTTCCCTATTGAAAGAAGTGCTTCTCTTTTTGAGACTCCGTAAGTTTCCATGAGAGATTTAACTTTCTCATTATCTTTTGATTCCTTGGATTTTTTTGTAAATTTAATAAATCTCTTCTTTTTTGGAATCTTTGATACATAATACCGGAATATTAGTTTATCGTCAAGGGAAAAATGATATTGATTTATTTTATTAACAATTTCAATAAGTTCTGGATCTTCTGACAGAAACAATGAGATAACCCATGCACTAACCTCTTTCGGATTATAATTACAAGGGGTTTTAGTGTTTATTGCGTTCAACACCTCTGTTAGATGGTTTCCTTTTTTTGTTGGGGACTTTCTTTTTATCATCAGTTTTCTCCTTGAAATCTGGTTTTATGTTATCATTCAAAGAATCTTGTAGCTTTTTTAAGATATCAGGAGTCACTTCAAAGTTCTTTTTCTTTTGATTGTCATACCTCTTTTTTGATTTCATACCGCACCACCTCTCATCATTTTCACACACATACTTATAAAGTTTATCTCCCTGTTAGCTACCATATTATCGCGATAGTCATGTTCACCAACCAATTCTATCGCCACACCTGCGTTTTTAAACTTCTCATCATCATTAAATAATATATCACATATAAACATATAAAGACTTGTATAGTCAATAGGATTGGATTTTAGAATAGCCCTTATCTTATCCAATTCGCCTTTATATAATCCGTCCAAGATTTCCTTATACGTCTCTTCTGATGCAGATAATACAAAGTTGTCTCGTAACACACCATCAATAACATTCATTCTTAATGTTACCAATGTATTACGGACATCGGGCTTTTTCTGCCATATAGACTTGACCATTTCAACTACAGTTTTTTTGTTATACTTAACCCCTTCTTGGTCAAGAATAGACCAACAACGTTTAACAACATCGACTGCTGGCGGATTGTTTAATTCCACGTGCTGACACCTAGAAAACATTTCATCCATAATTTTATGGGGATAGTTACATGCCAAAATGAATCTGGTGTATTTTTGTGTCTGTTCAATTAAATCACGCAACATAGCCTGTCCGTTGTGCGAAAGATAATCAACCTCATTAAGAAAAACTATCTTAAGGGCACCAAAACCGATGGATGTTGCAAATGGTTTAACTTTATCACGAACATCATCAATGCTCGTATAATCCGAACAATTAATCTTAAGGATATCTATATCAGGATGTGTTGACCTGAGAACATCGACGAATGTTCCTTTTCCTGTACCGGGAGGTCCGCTAAGTATCATGTTAGGTAATTCATCAAGTGCTTTCTTTAAAACCGGTTTGAGTTCTTCCGACACAATCATTTCTTCAAATGATTTTGGCATGTATTTAAATTCATAGGGAGTAGTATTCACAGATAATCCTTTTTTGTTTTTATTGACATTAAAGCGAAAGGGTGGAATGTAAACCATCCTTTTATGACATTAATATAATAGATTATTTGATAATTATTCGATTGTATCCTTTAGCTGTTGAGATGGTTTGAACGTGGGAATTCTTTTAGGTGGAACACGAACCGGAGTACCAGTTTGCGGATTACGTGCCAATCTAGGTTTTCTTTGTCTTACAATAAAGTTCCCAAAACCAACCAAAGTCACCTTACCGTCTTTTTTCATACCAAATTCAATACCTTCCAAAATAGCATCCACAAAAATTTTTACATCTTTTTTGTATGTTCCTGTTTGGTTTGCAACATATTCTACTAGCTTTGCTTTATTCATAAATTTAAACTCTCCTCAACTTCAACAAATTATTTACTATCAATAATATTGAATTTTACTGTAAATGTAAACCTTTATGTTTCTCTTTACGTGAATATTTCTTATCACCATGTCTTTGAGTAGGAGGTGCGATAGGTTTCCTAATTTTATCAAAAACTGATTTATTTTTATTCTTTTTCATGGCAACGAACCTTTATTATTTTGTTTGATAAACAGGGATATACGATGTGTTTACAGATTTTTTCTTAAGTTCTTTTTGTTTCTTCTCTCTATCCGAATCCGTTTCAGGGTCATATGGATCGTCACCCTCTTCATCGGTATCAGACTCTGAATCTGATGCCTGTTCATCAGAATCTTTATCATCATTCTTCTTCTTTGCCGGGAAATTTTTACCGTCACTCCCCCCTTCACCAAGGAAGAGGTCAATCTTTTCTAGTAAATCCATATTATACACTCCTGTTGTGTTTATTACAAGAGTATTTATAAAATTTTACACAAAAAAATTGAAGGGATGCCACAATGTGAGTGTAGTATCCCTTCGTCTTCTCTAGTTATATAGTCTCTAGTATAATGTATAATCTTTATATAAGTCTAGATCATACGGGAGGGCAAGAATTTTTTTAGATTTGTGTCCTTGTAATCTCCTAACCCTTGAATTACGAACAAGGATATACTACCATCGTTAAGTTATCTTCTTTAAGTTTCTTTAATTAGTGTTTCTACTACGGCGAACCTCGGATTTTTACTAGTCTAGTTCCAATCATACGTTCTCCTGTCAGTTATACACTTTTCAGTAACGTTTTTCAACCTGTGGCCGCAAGCTAGGAGGATTCCTTCATCATCATCGCTAATGTGTCGGTCATCACCCTTTAAGAGTCTATAGAATATCAAATAGGAATGGGTATGTAAACCCCTTTGGACAAAAAAGAAGGGCTTTTATTCATTGCTGAGGAAAAAGCCCTAAGAAAAACCTTATATATCAACAGCGAATCCGCTGTTAAAGAGGGGATGGGCGAAGTAACCTCTCACCCTATAGGTTGGTCTGAGCATGTTACCTTTACAGACCGTGTATAAGGGGGATTTTTAAGGAAAACCCCCGAACCATCCGAAAGTATTTATAAAATCTTGACTTCTAATAAAATTTTTATAAAACTTCCTCAACCTTATCAATTTTGGTACGTTTAACTTCGTCTTCACACATATAGAAGACCATCTTCTCTGTAGTTTTCAATAAGGGGTATCGTTCACCCTCAATAACAACGATTTTACTATCACTGGCATAATTAGTATTTTTCTCTATCATCTTCATCAATCCAGACAACAAAACCATCAGAACTCTTTTGTAGGATGTAATCCTGCCCATTATATCTTACAAAATGTTTGTTCAGGGTCTTGTTATGCTTTGGTTTCCTTGTGATTTTTTTCACAACATCGTGATAATAAGGTCTTACACAAAATTTAATCTCAACTTTTTCCATTAGTAGCCCCTTTCTCGTATAAAACACACTACCATGTTTCATATAAGATGTAAACATTAATCCTCGTTAACAGGTTTAACATTTTCACCACGACCTTTTGCCTCTTTAAATGCTCTCCAATACTGTGACGTTTCACCTGTCCAATCACACATATCAGTCTTGTTATTATACTTCAACTCAAATGAACCGAAATCAGGTTTTTTTGTCATTTGTTTCCCACACACAGGACAGACATCTTTTGGATCTTCTCCATATGAAAGCCATAAATCTTCTTTAATAATCCCACAATTCACACAAACTATATCTATCAACACTTTTTTAGACATATCACTCCTCTCTTTTTATTAATATCATTTTGAATAACCACTATCATACCAACCCCCGCCTTTCAATTCAAATGATGACACACTAGGTATTTTTATAGCATCACCACCACAATCCGAACATTTCATTTTATTAATATAAGAGTGACTCATTGGTATGAGATTTTCTTTAACACATCCACATACCTTGCATTTAAATTCATATATAGGAATGACACACCTCCTCCATCTCACACAAATATTTAAGTTTGTAAGATGTTGCTTTTATTGTATATAAAAAATTTATGACACTTAAACTCGTATCAAGTAGTGGCATCTATTCTCTCCAAAAAGTTTCTTATATTATTGATTAAATTTTTTACATTACCATCACTGTCGAAATAAACGGATGATGATTTTTTATTACCGAAATTGTAGATACCACCCTCTTTGAATTGTCCTACATTCTCACCCCATGATATACAAGGAGCGCCTTGTAGGTTAGATATAACTGCCCAATGAGAACATGGACACACGACAGCGGTGGCGTTTGTGATTGCTGTTACAATTTTTTTATAACCATTCCGTAAATAATCAACATTTTTTAAAATTTCATTATCATCTGGTAAGTGACACTTCATATCACCTATCAACGATACTCTGTAGTTTTTTTGTAAAAAGTCCCATATATGAATGGCATCAGCGGGTGACATACATTCATCTGGAATAAAAACAATGTTCCCTCTCTTCTTTGAAATGGAAACTTTAATTGGTTCAAAAACCTTATGATACATTGATATAGGTGATATGTATTTGACATATGGTAGTGATTGGTGATTAATGTCTTTTTTAATACAACCTATCTGCTCAACAATATCATCCTTATATTCTTTAACAATTGACATAAAATCACGTTGATCTACATCTTTATGAGAATATCCATTATGATGAATTTCTTGCCGCGTAATCTGTTTGTATACAGGTATAAACTTCTTATTGGAAATCTGCGGATAAAGAAATTTTCTATTAAAATGAGATGAATAGAATACCGTTTTGCTTTCAGTATTTAACTCAATCCATCTCATATGAGGTCTAAATGTCAATATTTCCTGTTCAAACGATCCAATAAATGGACCTAAAGCGAGAATTCTTCTATCCATATTATACCCTTTTACACTAATATAAGATTTCCTGACCAATTGTTATAAGGAGCCGGGTTCTCTTTGTAAAACTTATGACCGACAATCATAACTTCGGTGTTTAGTAGAATATCTTCTAGTGACACAGAAAACACAAATGCCTTTTCTAATATACTCAATTTTGTTGTATCCAATAAAACTTTATTATTTCTTTTAAAAAATGTAATCAGTTTATCACCTTCAACATTGGATATATAATATTTTTTGTTTGTGTTCCGTAAAATGTCGTTATAAAATTTTACATTACTATCAATTACGAATCTATTTGTTAATTTGAATGTCTTTAATACATACTCTACTTTTTCAAGGGAAGGATTTTTAAATTCCAATTTTATTAAATGAATACGTGGTATTGACTGAATTTTTTGATCTGTCATATTTAATTCATTTATACGAACATAATCACTCCCCATAGTTGTTATTTTCATTACACTTTCCTCCATTAAATATACAATTTAATTATATTTATACAACCTTTTTCATAATCATGGAGGTTTTAAAGGAATTAAATGAATTTTCTATAATAAAATTATATATGTTGAACTGATTTCCCATCCTAATCCTTATATCATTAAGATCTTTGTCAGTATCAGTGGGCATATAGAAATACTTCAATTGTTGTCTATACTTTGAATTTTCTAATAGCTTTTTATAGTTCTCATACCCCGATGTATCAATTCTGGGATTATCTAATGCACATATGACACCTTTTCTAGATAAATGTATTACTTTTTCTAGAAAATCATCATCAATTGATGCGCCTAAACATGAGGTGCCTTGGTTGCCTTCAATCATCCAAGCATCAATTAGACCCTCACATACGATAATATACTTATCAGGGTCAAACAAATGACTATTTAACACAATATCTTTCTTAATGAATTTAGGATTCTTATATTTCGGTAATATGTCTTTGGACATAGCACGACCTTGAAAGTATGTCATACGCCCTAATTCATCATATACAGGTAAAATAAATCTATTTTTATACTTACCCCTAAACGCTACTGTAACTTCCCTTCTAATGGGGATTTTTCGATCTACAATGAACTTTTTGAGTTCATCATGGTAACGTTTTTCTATTCTTCCATCTGGTTCATCTTTAAGCGATATACAATCATTAAAATCAAGGTCTAGAACACCCTGCTCATCATTAGAATCCTCATATTTCTTCTTGCCATCCAATTTATCGAGTAATTCCTGTGAATGGTATGTCTTGCTTTCGCTAAGAGCATCATTCGCTTCCTTCCAAGTACAACCAACAACGCGAGAATATAACGACTGTATATTCCCTGAGTTCTCAGGACATCCACCATTGTAACACTTATAAATCCATTCATCATACCTTGGATAAAAGTCAATATTCAATCTACGCATATTGGGATTTTTTTGAGAATCACCACAAATGGGACAACGGGCTATATACCCACTCCCCCTTTTTTTAGACTTTTGTAGTCTTGAATAAACAAAATCTTCGACTTTATATTGCTCAACACTCATTAAATTCTCTCAATATATTCGATCAGGATATCACCGTGACAAGGTTTCGGTTTACAGAAGCACACCAAAGTCTTACCTTTGAGGTCTTTAACCCTTCGATAAAACTCAGTGTCAGTCATAAGTCTGTGTTCAAGATATTTGCGATACTTTTCAAGCGTAGAACCACGTTTCCGTCCTGTCTGTATGGGAAATGGGTTACCGAAGTAACCACTCATCCCTTTACCGGAACGACCAATGTAAACATATTCGGGATTCTCTTCCCAACCTTTCGGTGCCCAATTGATATGTATTACTGTTGTCATGGGTGAATAGTAACATAATTATTATTGATATTTACCCAACTTTTAACTACAAATTCATTGATATTCATGATTAGAATAAACCATTTCTTGACAGTTATCTTTGTATGAAATTTATACAATCAAACTCAATTGGTGTATAAAGTTCGGATTTTATTTTGCAAACAGGTTCAAAAAGATCCCATTCACATTCTCTAATGCCATCTAAAATGATACAATATACACACTCCCTGCACAATTTAGTGTAAAGAGTCTCTATATTCTCCAATAGTATAAGTTCTTGCATGCATCTTAACTTCATCCTTTATTTTTTTGGGGAACATATCATAAAATTGCTGAATGTCTTCGTCATCAGTCAAACCAAACCACTCCATCATATACATCAATGTTTGTGTTGGATTATCTGTAATACCTCTCTCAAGCAAACCATCATAAATCTTTTTGATTGATCGTTTGAGTGTTTGGCTAACCGCCTGTCGTGAAATACCCATTTCACGTGCAATTTCAGATCCCGTCTTCGATCTAACACGTTCCATATTATTTATCCTCTTTGGGCAATGAATTTACCATTTCTTCTGCCTTTTCACAAACAACCTTTACCATATACCATTCAATCATAAGATTTTCGAGTTCTTCAAAAGTGATCTTATCTTTTGCTGACTTTACCAGTAAAGCTCTAGCTTCTTCATCCAGTGTTACCGGGAAATTATATACAACATCTTTAACTTCTTCGCCTACTTCAATTTTCATTGGATACTCCTTCTCATATGGGTTTATGTAATGGTTCATCCTAACTTAAATGAAAAATGAAGTCAAGTGATTTTTAAACTCCCACAAATTCACACGAATTACCAGTACATGCATACTCCTTCATACCTTCTGTTGTATCAACCTTTTCATAGTTTGAAAGTTCTGTCCAGTCAATATTGGCGGGCATTTTACTTAAAAACATGTCATACTTTTCTTTATCTATCTCTTGATATGGTGATTGTGGTATAGAGTGACTTTCTTTTGGTAAAAACGCAACCCCACTAAGAATATCAAAGTGACTATACACCCATGCACCTACTTCCATCCACTCATGATCCTCAACGTATACTGTAATAGATGGTTTATGTTCACAATACTCTTCTTGGTAAATCTTCCATAATTCAAGTTGTTGTATGGCATTCATATCATTACGAAATACCGAACTTTCTGGTGCTTTTATTGGAAATGAGAATACATAACCAGTGTCAGGCTTCATTACATCATCTTCTACAGGAAACCCCTTATCAACCATTAATTGGGCTAAAGGGTCTTTTTTATCAGCCCTGATTGTACGTATGTAATACTGGCTGTATCTAGGATGTATACCACTTGAGGAATCAACCAATTGTGATACTGTACCTTCTGGTTTGATGCATGTTATCGCGGTAGATGGATTAATGCCTAATTTTTTCGCCCAAACTGCATTTACCGATTTAGCACACTCCCTTAACTCATTCAACCATTTTTTCAAAACATCGTACCCTTGACTGCCATTCATTACAGGATGATCCATAATACCTGTCATGGATACCCCTAATAATCTCTCTTCTTCGCAGTTCTTTGTCCAAGCAGATGATAGATATCGGAATCTGGTTAATGTGCTTTGGAAAGTTCCTAAAATTGTTGCTAATCTGACCTTCTCCAACAAATCATCTAGTGTATCATCACATCTTATCACACAAGACGTTAGATTACAAAATTGCTTTGATCTTAGAACTATTTCGGAACATGGATTGGTTAGATAGTCAACATATCCCAGATCAGCACGTCTTTTTGGTTGTTGTTTTATAGCGGCAACGCGATTAAAAATACCTCTTTCGCCACATTTTGACATATATAAAGCCTTCCATTCATCCATAAAAATAGCCATATCAGGCTTCTCTGTATATGCGACAGAATTATTTGCCAACGCTCTTTGTGGGTCGGATATCCACCATTGTCCTTGTTTTGCATTCCTCATCCTCTGATCTGTTAGGTTAGATAAAGAGATAAGGGCAGAACGTCTAACACCACCTACTACCACGATATCGGCAATTTTACACATAAGATCGTGACATTCTATAGAATTAAGTTTGCGCCCACGAGCATCTATAAACAGTTTAACGGTAAACTCGAACAAATCAACCAATGGATCTGGTCCTGACGCACGACCACCAAAAGTTTTCAGCTTCTCACCTGCTTTACGAACCTTTGACACATCCCATCTAGGGATCATGCCTTGATATAACAAGGAGATTAACTGGCGAAATGAAGATGCCCAACCAATTTTAGAGTCTGCGACCACGATGGTTGTATCAGTTTTATGCATTTCCTCCGCGATTTCAGGTAACTGATTAATATATTGACGCTCTACAGAGAACCCGAGACCAACTCCGCACATCAAAATAAACATAGTCTCATCAAAAACTCTCGGATGATCTACTGCCACCGCTGAACAGTTGTAACCAGCAACATTGTCACGATTTAGTGCTTTGCCTGCGGTCATCATGCTTCGCATAGATGGCATAACTTTAGTGTTTATAATCGCTTCTCGAATTTCATCTGCGACTTCATTGAATTCTGGCTTTTCTTCTTTCCAAAAATTTATAAGACGGTCAATAGTTTCATCCCATTCTTCACGTCTTTTTATTTTATCATCCCAACGAGCATATCTACTCTTATGGATAAATTTAGAATATTCTGCTGTATTTAAGTTTTCTAATGACATTTTTCCTCCCAAAAAACACCACTACTCTAATAAGGTCGCCAGAGCAGCGGTGTTTATTACAATATTTTATTTTTTATTCTGTGATCGTCTTGCTTT